ACTGGTCATAAATCATCTGAAACTGCCGAGCCTTGTCGAAGGCGTAATCCATGGCAGAGGTTTGCCCGTAGGCTTCGCGTTGGGTAGCGCGGTTATAAAGAGTGTTTGGGATAATGCGGTCTACGTCATTATCCGCCACCAGGTCAGCTATAGAACCCTGGTTCTCACTTGCTACAGTGTTAAAGGTCGCCTCACGGCGGAGAGCCTGCCAAGGATACTCACGCATAAGCATGGTGCCCGTAGCCTTGATATGACGCAGGAGACGCCGCGCATCATCATCATTATTATTGATAATGGTTGTTGGGGCATCAATCCCAACATCAAAGGATACGTTTTTGGCAATCGTTAGCAGGCTCACTCATCGTTACTTCTCTTTGGTTTTAGCCGCCTTAGTAAGGACGTCAACTTGCTCTTGTGAGGCAGCAAGTTGGCGCTTTAATTCAACAACCTTTTCCTTCTCCCCTTCAAGCTCCTTTTGCAGCTTTTCATACTTACTGGCCATAATACCCTTATCCTTGGCGTCATCAAGCCACCCTTGGGCCTTTTGCTTCAGTTCCCGACCCCCGGTAAAGGTACGCAGCACTTCGTCATCAGCCTCTGCCAGTTTCTCAAGGGTACTAATCCCCACCCCGATAAGGTTTTCAGCTTCAGCACGGGTCACAGCAGACCATTCCCGGATTGGAAACCCTTCGTCTTTCTGTTCTCCGGCTTTCATAAACTCTTCAAAAACGCTTTTCATCGTTTGCGCGTTCTCTATATCCATTCTGTCCATGGAACGCGGTTTAAAGTGAGCTTGTTCAAAGGACGGAACGAGTTTCCCATCCTGCCAGACGGTCAGAACAATATCGCCGCCCTGTTTCAGGAAGCGGCACACCACACGGTCTTTAAAATAGCGCCGCCCAAGCTCTTTGCTCTTGGCAACGTCTTCCACTTTATCCCATTCAAAGCGAAATTCGGTCATTTCAATACCCCTTGTTAAAATTAAGGGGGGAGGTTAGTCCCCCCGTTGTCGTTACAGCGTAGCGCCAACCCGTGGGCGGTTCAGGAAGCACGACACATCAGCGACAGAGCCGCCGTTAGCCGTGTTCAGCTTCACGCCCTCGATTACCTTCGCGCCCGTGGTCGCATCGTCATCGAGACGGCCAGCAGTCGTGGTGGTGTTCAGGCGCACGTCAGCAGCGCAGCTAGCACCAACGTTCAGGCTGGCGTTACCCAGCGTTTGCACCCAGCCGAAGCTGTTGGCCGCAATCGCCACTTGGGGAACACCCACCAGGCCGCCGTAGGTAGACAGCACAGTGGTTGCAGCCACAGCGGTGAAGTTCTCATCCACGAACGCAGCTTGGTTAGCGGCAAGACCGCCAGCACCAGCTTGAACATAGATGAACTCACGGTCGCTGGCATCGTTGTGGATAACACCCACAGCGAATTGAGCCGTAGTCTCGGCACGGTTCGTCACCGCACCAATCATAGGAGAAGTCATATCAGATTACTTTCCTTGGTTAGTCTTTGAGCACGCCGTGGAACTTACGGCCACCAGTCGTCAGGTTGCCCATGAACGCAATCGGGTAAACGATGGCATCTTGGTCAATCGGACGCAGACCTTCAGTAATCATCGGCTCCATGGCGCGACCTTCGTACATCTGGAACTTGATGTACTTGGTGTTCAGCACATAGGCGCGACGGCTGGTGATACCGCTGGCAGTGCTTTCAAACACTACATCAGCGCCGTTCCAGCGGATTGCCTTGAACCCAGCCTTGGCCAGTTCGCTCTCTTCAGCACCAAAGCGGCGTTGGTCGAGCAGGTAGTCCTCAAAGATGCCGTAGTAGGTGTCATCCATGATAACCAGGTCAGGGCGGTCAGTACCAAACGTGCATTGACGCATCAGGGCAGACAGACCTTGCACGAAGTTAGCTTCGGCAGTTTGGCTGTTCGCGCCGAAGTCATACACTTGGTTGCGCCACCAGGTGTTGGTGCTCTGGTTAATCCCACCCACAGCAGTAGAAGTGGTCGGGTCATCAGAAACCAGCAGTTGCAGACCGCCGATTTGGTTGCTCAACGTACCAGCCGAGTACAGGTCTTGGCTGATTTTGTTGTGCATTTCGCTTTCGGCAGCAATCAACTTGGCTTTTACCAGGTTGTGCACGGCGTACTCGCCACGGTTCATGGCTTGCTCGCGGCCAGTGATGGTGTAGTTCACGCTGGCTTGCACGGGCGTAAAGGTCGCCGCGTCCACCGCGTTGCCATCATTGACGTTCAGCTTGCCAGCCCCGGTATAGCGGGTGAAGGTGCCGTTACCATCGTACACCAGGGGCTCAACGAGTTCGCGCCCGCCTGGTACGTTGGTGATTAGGTTTCCGCTCTTCTTGGCTTTGTACAAGAGAGCATTACGGTTAGTAGCGTTATTGACAATCTGCTTGCTGTATTTCTGAAGCGTAGTTGCCGCAATAGCGCCAATGTTCACGGTCATTGTGAAACACTTTCGTTATTGCCTCCCCTAAGCTATGCAGCGGCTATCGCTCCTTTGATAATCGAGTCCAAGTCAGTGGGTTCAGCAGCAATCACAGGTTCAGCAGCTTTCATGTTCACCACCCCAGCCTTACGGGCTTCGGCAGCGGCTTTGCGTGCGTTCTCTGTTTGTTCTCTGCGGGCTGCTTCCAGCTTCGCATCAATGATTGCCTGGCGTACCTCTGGCACCAGGTAACAGGCTTCTTCGTACAGTTCGGCAAGGTTTTGCTTGCCGGTCGCTGCGCTAAGTTCACCCATTTTGGCGCGGACTTTATCAAAGTGCGGATAAAGCGGTTGGCCGTCAGAGCCCTTCGTACTTGAAAAGCTGTTTACCCGTTCGGATAACTGGGCCATTTCAAAAGAATCTAGTCTCTGATTGACAGTCGCTAACTCGCTGACAAAAGGCGTCAGGTTCGGCGTATTGGGGTTTGCTGCATCCCCGGTGGGTGCAGCGCCAAGGGCACGCAAATCAATTCCGTAATCAGAGGCAAGCTGGGCGAAGGCCGCAGCCTTTTGTGATGCACTACCAGTCCGTAGGAGGCGCTCGGTATTAACCAGGGTGGCAAATGCCTGTTCAGGCGTTACGCCAAGCTGCTTAAAATAGCTCTCGTACTGTTTGGTGGTGTTCAGCAAAGGCTCTAGCTCTTTACGCTGCTGTGCTACCTCTTGCGTTTTGCGTGTGTGGTCAGCTTCAGTCGCCTTTACCCGTTCCAGCACAATCTCCTGTGCAGCGCGGGGTAGGCTCTTGAACGCTTCCCGTTTGTCGGCATCCCAATGCTGCGGGGCTTCAATGGGCTGCTCCACCTCTTGCGAGGGCTGGGCCGCGTCCGCAGCGGGTTCTCCGCTTTCAACTGCCGGAACGCTGGCCGCTTCGGGTGCTGCTTCCGGCTTAGAAACTTCGGAAACCTCCGTAGAGGCTTCACTAATAATCTTGTCTAGGTCATCCATTCTGTATCATCCCCATTGGTTGAACGGGGGCTTGTGGCGCTGCCCACTTATCCAGCGCATCTTCAAAAGCCCTCACCCCTTTGAAGCGGCGCACGGCCACCATCAAAAGCTCTTTCGCAACATCTTGGGGAACAGCACCCGTTTGCACGAGCGGGGCCATTTGCGTGATATAGGTCGTTACCGCAGTGACCAGTTCAACGGCCTGCTTTTGTTCGGCCTCTTCATCAGCGCTAATCGTGCTGTCAGTTTCAATATCAATCACAAACTGGCGCACGCTATCATCGCGCATCACCTGCATAACCTCTGGCCAGGTAGGCTCTGCTTCCGGCATAGGCATAGGTTGGCCAGTCAACGGGTCAACCTGTGGCATAGGTGCTTGCATGGGCAATTCTTCGCCCGTCATCAGCATCAGCACATTCGGCTCGTAATGGTTGGCGATTAGCTCACCCATAATTTCGATGGTATCGCGCACGCAGTTTGCCACGGATTTCTGGCGTTCTTGGATGCGCAGGGTGCCAAAGTTACCCTTAATTCGCTGGGCAGTGGCGCTTTCGCTCGCTTGCGTGCTGCCGCGCATAATATCGGAAATGCCAGTAATCTCAAAAATCGCCTGCTTAATCTGCTCACGCTGGGCAATCAGTTCCCGCAGCGTCTGGGCAATTTCCACCATCGGCAGCAGTTCAAAGACTTTGGATAGGCCCCCCTTTTCACCCAGGGCCATCATGTTTGCCGACAGCATTTCCCCGTCAGTCGCGGTTAACAGGCCCGAAAGGTCGCTGCTGCCGCTATCAAACACCCCAGAAACCTTGATATAGCCCGTAATCTTGTCGATGCGGTTGCTAATCCGCTCTAGGCTCTCTGCCAGCTTCTTATAAGCGATAAACTCTGGCAGCGGTACGGTACTGCCAATGCGCTTAAGAAACGCAAGTGGCTGCGGGCTGGGAAAGAAGTTCTCTAGCTTGTACGGGTCGGCAGTGACCTTGACCGCTTCAGGGTATCCGTCAACCACATAAAACACTTGGCGTGTGTCTTTATCCCAGACTTCCCACACCTTGCACATTTGCGCGGTGTTATCGGCCTGGTTCTCCCCGCTGACGTTATAGGACTGCATGGCGCAGTTCTCACTAGAAAGGCCGAGCTTTTCTTGTAAGTCCTTGCCGTTGTAATAGTGGCAGTAAGCCATCCAGCGGCGGTCTTTAGCCTTCTTCGTGACCTCAAACACCACCTGGTCAAAGTCTACACATTCCACTTCCAGCTTTTGGAAGCCAATCTGCTGTTGCGGGATGCCGAACTCATCGGGCACCATCACAAACTGCGGCTTATATGTCACACGCGGCAAACCGAATCCAGTCAGCAAGCCGGACTGCACAACCTCTTTAAACACTTCCCCCAGGCCGCTCTCGCTGACTTCAAAATCCAGCGCACGCTCTAGGATTGAGGCGACCTTTTCAGGTAAGGGCTTGCCGTCCTTAAAGCGGGCCACCACACGCGGCTTAGGCTCATTGCTATAAACCGCCGTGCGCAGGGTTTCGGTATTGCTGTAAAGGATATTGAAGGCTTGGGGCTTTTCGCCACCGCTGTCATTTGTGCTTTCGTACTGCCGTACAATCTTCTTGGCTTGTTCGCGCCATTTCTCTAAACGCCGTTCGGCGGCATCAATCTTATTCCGCCATTTCAGGGCATCAATCGTGGCGGGCTGTATATCCAGCTTATATAATCCTTATAGTGCCCCCACTATAGGGCTAACACATCATATTGTGTCAAGCTCCCTCTGCTTCATTTTAAATATCTGCTCAATGGTAGGCAGTTCGGTATTGATGGTTTCCTTCACCTGCGGCGGTATAATCCCAGGCTTTAGGTTTGCCAGCATGTTCCCAAACAGCGAGAGAACGTCCACCTGGTCATCATGCTTCCCATTGGGGAAGTTAATGCACTCTTGGATAAGGTCAGACGCCCACGGCTGGCGTGGAACCCATATCCCCCTTGCGGCCATTCTCCCTTGAATGTTTCTTGCCCGTGCTTCCTTGTTTGCCATGCTTGGGTAGCTGGCAAGGCGTGGGAACTCGTTTCTTGCCGCCATACGGCTGCGCATGAGAGGCATCACGGCCCGCTCAATCACACCGCTTTCCATAGCCCAGCCCAGGGTGTGGTAGCGCTTGGCCATATCCAGTAGCTGCTCAATCCACACGTCCGAGGTGGATTGCTTGCGCCACCAATCCACCAGGTAAATCTCGCCTTGAGGGTCTACACCAAACACCCCATGGACGGTGTAATCCCCCTTTTTATCCGATACCGCGAAGTCGCTTGCCCCGTAGTAATTCAAATGGTCAGGCAGCCGGTCATACTGCTTGAACCACTCCCGCAGGAAATAGATACCCTCTTCCGGCGCAGGCTCTTGCTGGTACTGACTGGCAAAGATGTAAGGCTGGGCTGCCTTGAACTTCACCAGGTCTGGTGTGGGTTCTTTGACTTCCCAGTAGCTTTTACCGCTGCCATCGAGCGCGGGGATTTTTAGCTGTTCAAACTCTTCCCCTAAATGGCCAGCTAACAGCCAGCCCGTGGTGTCTTCCTCGTGAAGGCGCTGTTGCACCACCACAATGGGTACAGACGGCTTGGCGCGGCGGCTACGGACGGTGCGGGCAATGTTGCTGTTAATCTCATTGCGCATGACATCGCTTTCGGCGTCACTCGCCTTCATCGGGTCATCCAGGATAATTGCCCCGTTAAACCCGTCAGTCATGTACCCGGCACGGAACCCTGTAACCTGGGCGTGAGGCGTAGCGGCGTACATCCCACCCCGCGCCTTATCCCCTTCCATGATGTTCCAGCGCTTTTTGGCCTTGCTATCTTCAGCTACCCGTAGGGGCCATAGCTCCTGGTATTCATCGGACTGAATCAGGTTGCGGCAGCTTTGGCTGTTCAGCGCTACCAGTTCATCGGCGTAGGACAGCGCCAGGAAGCGGCTAAGGGGGTTTCTGGCAATAGCACGGGCTGGCCAGTTGATACTGACTAGCTCTGTCTTCGTACCACCAGGGGGGAGATTGATAATCAGGTTACGGATTTGCCCACGTTCTACCGCTTCAAGATGTTCGCAAATCGCCCCGTGATGCCAGTTTACGATGAAGTCAGAGCCAAACCGGGCCTTGAAGAAATATCGGGTAAAGTCAATCAGGCTATCTTCAAGCACCAGCCTTGCGGCTACCCGCTGAAGTTCATCCACGCATAATCGCTTCCCGTTGTATTCCTTCCTTCAGCGCCTTCGTCAGTTTACCCGGTGTGAACTTACCTGTAACACTTTGGCAATCCCTTACCAGCCTTTCAAAAGCACCCTCTTTCCATGTCGCGCCTGTGATGCGCATGTATTTATACATCACATCTTCAACCAATAGCGGAATGTTTATATGAATCACTTTATATTCCCCCCTTAAACAGCTTCATGGCCTCTGCCAGCGTGGCAGGGTCAACCTTTGTTTCAGTCTTAACAGGCGGGCCGTCAGTGCCTTCGATAGCCACTTTGGTCGCATCACCATAAACTTTGGGCTTCTCTTTTCCCGCCTGCCACTTCTCTGCATCAATCGCTACACGGGCAGCGCCGGGGTCAATCTTGGCCTGCAACAAGTCGCCTACAATGCTATCAATGCGTGCCGCTCGCCAATCCGCTCTATCTTCGCGTGCGCGGGCGTAGTTGTCGGCAAAGTCAGGCACTTCCTTAAACCACTCGTAAATCCGCCAGCGCGGTGGAAATCCATCCAGCTTACCGATAACGTGTAGGTTCTGCCCTTCGGCTACCAAGTCACAGATACTATCAGCAATCGCTTTATTAAATGGCCATTCAGTTTGCTTGGGCATATATTAACAGTGCTTTACCTCTGCTATAACGTCAATACCCTACCACCCAATCCCCTGATATCCGTCAGATAGCCAAAAGATAGCCATAGCCAGGCAGAGTGTGACGATAAACCCGACCGCCAATTTTGCAAGTTCCATCTCCATTCTTTCTATATCGGTTTAACTGGTAGTGGTGCAGCGCTTGCGTCCGCAGCTTTCTCGTGCCCTCTGAAATCGATAGGCATTCCACATACGGTACACCACCACGTTGCATCTTCGTAGGCTGGCCTAAATGTTCTATTCGCATCGGCGCAAAAATAATCGTCTGTGGCTTTGTTTTTACTCATATCATCATCCCTATATCGGTTTACAGTCATACCCATCAAACGGCACCACCATGCGGTAGCGGTTATCTAATACCCAATCACCTACCATGACAGCTTGGTGGTATTCTCCCGCATTCGTGGTGCAGTTGAACTTAACCGCAGGCACACCGGGAAGCTCTGACACGTAGGCGTTTGCATAATCTATGCACTTGCCCTCGTTTGGCCCTAAGTGAGCGGGTTTATGCCAGCCATCGTACATGACGTAGGTCATACGGCTATCTACACGGGCTTTGGCTTGCTCTAGGTGAGCAGGGGCACAGGCGGCTAGAAGGGGAAAGAGTAAGAGGCTACGCATGGCCGCGCACCTTTGGCGTCCAAACACGCTCACAATCATCAGACCGATAAGCTTCTTTACAAGCTTCTTCGCCACTAACACCTGCAACCCACCAAAGAAGCAGCATTATACCAACGCCAAACCAGAAGCAGAAAAAACAATCAGTGTTCATCCCACCTACCCTTTCATTCCTACAGGTGGCGTTACGGGTGCCCACATAATCCAGTTGGTAATCCAGCTTTCATAATACGAGCCGCCCACCTCGTACCAATTCTCAAGGCGTTTATCAAAAAGGCTTTTACGCCACTGAACAAATCGCACTTCGTTCAGCTTTTCATCTGGGCCAACATCACCTTCCCAATCCCCGCCATAAACCAGAATTGGCGTACCATCCTTAGGTGCGGCATTTACGTCTGTGTTCCAGTCCATGCTACACGCTCCCTACTGGTGGCGGTAACAGCGCGGCAGCCTTACCCGGCGCAGGCTCTTCCCGTGGCGTTACCACCACAGCCTTCATCTGGCAGCTTTCCGGGTACACGTTGGCTTCACGGGCGCAGGTATCAATAGCGGCGGCTTGCTCACGAACAGAAACACCAAACTCTCGTTCTGATATAATTCCAACCACAGAACCTAACATTACAATGCTTGAGTAAAGCGCAACTTTTGGCAATGCTTTCATTTTACTTCTCCTGTAAATCCATAACCAGGCGCTCTAGGTCACTGGCTACGGTGTTTTTGTTTACTCCCTTGCGTAGCTGGTCAGCAGCAGTGGCAATGGCGGTTAATATGTCTTGTTGGGTCATTGTTATTTCCTTTCTTGCCCATTCATGTGTTTGCGGAAAAGTCTGTCTGACAGGTCGTCTGACATCCCAGCGGCTTTGCACATGGCCCACATCACAAAGAACACAGCGGCGTAAAACAGCGCCACGAGTGTCAGTAGTACGGTCATTATCCGACCCTCTCGCTATTCCGTTGCTCGGAATGTGCCGCACGAATATCTTGAAGCGAAATAGCGTCCCCCGGCATAATGGTTGCCACAGCGTGAGTGTTTACCTTTTGGTGCATCCCATCACGGCTAAGGAAGAAGTACCCTTGGCCTACGTGAACGATAACCCCTGACAGCTTCACGCCATTGCTAAGGAATACCGTCACACCCTCTTGCCGTTCACACAGCAGTTTCTCAAATCGGTTACAGAGCATCTATTTATCTTTCTTCTCAATTGGTTTTTTCTTAGGAATTGGCATCCAAAACGCTGGGCTGATATTTGTGAACAGATTTGTTCTATCTTGCCATAACCATTGAAATCTAGTGTATCGGTTTACCATTACCTTTTCGGCAACTGTTACCAACCCACTTTCAGTCATTACAAGAACTCTCGTATTTTTTGGCGCGGTAGAAATATTCTGCCACTCCATCTATTTACCTTTCAGTTTATTCATTGCTTTTTGGGCTGCGTCATTCCATTCAACGCGCCAGGTCATGTAACGGGTTTTGCCTTCCACCCATTCCTTGTGAACCGTACAGCCTTCACGCTCTAGCCATTTTACAGCTTCACGAAGGCGGCGGTCTGGGCAGTTGGAAGTGAGGCCATAACCTTCAAGCACGCAAATTATATCTTGAACGGTCACGTACTGATTTGCAGCCTGCGTAAAATGGTCAGCGCGGCGAAGCATAAACAGCGCAATCTTGCCAGCCTGCCCATCAGCCTTTAGCGGGCGGTTTTCCCGTTGTGGCTTGCTGTCTGAAAAGTCAGGGCAGCGGTCGCTAGTAAAAAAGCTCTTAGCTGCTTCAAAGAGTGGGCCAATAGGTTCACTCATAGCCTTACCCCACCATTCCGATTATCGCCGTGCAGCTAATAACAATCAGCGCCAGGCCCAGATAACCCAGCCAGTCGCCAAACGGCATAGGCTGCTCTTCCCCGGTAGCTTGCGGGCAGTTGCTCCCTTTGTAGTTCCATGCGGTCATCATTGTTGTTTCTTTCCCTTGTTGCCAGTCTTTGCGCTGGTATAGGTATAATGGGTGCGGGAGGCGCCTACGTCAATACCTATATTCGCTTGTTTTATTTACGTTTGTTAAAATAATTGGAAAAGTAGGCGCCTATGTCTTGACGTTATACTATAAGGGTGGTTTTATACCTATGGCCGCTGCGGCGCTGAAAGTAGAAGCCAGCTAACTTTATAAGCCTGTCCTTATAACAATATAAGGAGCCACTTATAAAAATGTTTGAGCGTTCCTTAGGGGAGCAGGATTAACGCCCTGCCAGCGGCCACTAACCAATAAGAAAGAAGGAACGATGTTTAATGTTGTTATGGCATGTCTAGGTTTCGCGATGATGATTGGCTGGATTATGAACCTGTATAGCCTGATTACCGTTTGCGATTATGAAGCCCCCTACAAGTGTGAGGCTATTCGTATCGCTGGCTTAATCGTTCCGCCAGTCGGCTCTGTCGCGGGTTACATTGACTTGAACCAATAAGAAAGAAGGAACGATGAGCCGGACAACTGATGACGCCATTGATATGCAAAACGCCATGGCCGCTATGGAAGAGATTTACGAAGCTTGGGAACGTGAGCGGGCGTTAAACTGGATTAGCCGCAACCCAAGCGAAGCTTTTTTGGCAGCAATCCAAGCCGCGCCGAAGGCAGACAAAGATGCTCTGCATTCCTAAGCGCGAGGTAGAACCGGGCAGCCCGTACTTTAAGCCAGTATGGGCCGCGCGCTACCTAAACGCCAAATTAAACAAGTTTCAGCGCCCCGATGCACTTAGCTGCTATTGGTACGCGCCGAAAAACCGGAAGCGCCGTGAGGCGTTGCCAGAGAAGTGGCGGCAGGAATTAACCCGCCGCTACTTTGCCCGCATTGATGAATTGTGTCAGGCGGGGCCATACTAACCCACCGCTATAGTGTAGCGGTTATTTAAGAGAAAGACATACAAGTGAAATTCGATAAACCCACAGGAAATGATTTTCCGCTTCAACCCGCTGGTACGCATCTTGCCGTTTTGTTCCAGCTAATTGACCTTGGAACCCAGCAAGTGACTTATGAAGGTCGTACCAAAGACGTGCGCCAGGTTAAACTAGTGTTTGAGCTTCATGGCGATGACGCCAAGCTGCCGGATGGTCGCCCCATGGCTATCAGCAAGACTTTTAGCCGTAGCCCGCATGAAAAGTCTGGCCTGCGCCTGTTTATGGAAAAGTGGCGCGGCAAAAAGTTCACAGAGGAGGAAATCAACGAGTTTGATTTCCGCACGATGCTGGGTAAGCCATGCCTGCTTAACGTGGTGCACAAAGAAGGCAAAGACAGCACCATGGCGCAGATTGAAGGTGCAAGCCGTCTTATGACGGGGATGCCAGCACCTACCCCTATCTATGACCTTCTCTTTGTCAGCCTTGATGAGGGGGAATATGACGCCGCCGCTTTCAATAAGCTGGGGCAGAAGATGAAAGAGAAAATCTGGCCCACGAAGGAATACAAGCACCTTCAAGGTGAGCCTGTGCATGACGCAGCGCCAGACTATGAAGCTGACTTGGTAGACCTCAATGCCTAGTCGTACCGAAGCGTTTGAAGCCTTGCGCGATGCCGATGAAAAGGCGCGTGAGGCTTCACGCCTCTTTCACCGGGAAATGGAAACTGCGCTCAATAGCGGGACTGTGCCGCCCGAGCCGTGGGATTTAGCCGTTCGCTTCTATCAGAACATGCGCGAGGCACAGAAGGAGCGTGACCGTGCCTGGTACGCCTACGGCTGCGTAATGGGTGTGTCACGAGATGCCTAAACGCGACCTAGATTCCGACTACCTTGCCCGCGTGGCAGAGTTGCCGTGCTGTGTGTGCCCGCTGAAAGGCCAGGCGCAGCGGTACCGTACCGAAGTCCACCACAAGCTAGTGCGGGGTATGGGAATACGAGCAAGCGACTACGAGACTATGCCGATCTGTATCGAGTGCCACCGCACGGGCAAGTTTGGTGAGGCAGTTCATAACGGCACCAAGTCGTTTGAAGCCAAGTACGGCACCCAAGACGACCACATAAAGGAAACACAACGAAAGCTAGGATATGAGCCTACCAACTGAAGCGCAATTGAACCCGGATAAGTTTGTAACCGAAGCAATTAATAACGGGATTACCGCTATTGAAGCTTTGAATAAGCGTCTTGAACAATCCGAGGCCCGCGTACAGCTATTAGCTAAGGCGTTGCTATACATAAAAGGTAATGCGGAAGCGGCAGGCGGTTCTGAAGCTGTCTACATGTTCCCAGATGATAAACGACTTGAGGACTATATTAGCGAAGTCCTAGCCGAAGCCGGATTAGATAAGGAACCCGCATAATGGAAGCTGACCGCACCATTCCCCGTAAAATCCGCCTGTACCCCCATGAATGGGCAGAGATTGATAGGATGCTACGGAAAATCAATAAGGGCCGTAAGAAGCTTATTGGCGTTAACCGTATGCTTTCCTACTGCTTTAATTCAGACGTTATCCTAGACCCACTGGATATTGAAGCGCACACGGAAGATGCACGGGCAAAGGATAGGAAACGCCGATAATGGAAGATGAAAAGATGCTAATCTTCCTTGAGAAGGAGATTGCCAAGCTGCAACAGCGCTTCAACAACCTCACGCAGCAGTACCGGGAGATTCTAACGAGAACCTTAGAGGCTGGTAGGGATACGCCCGATATGGCTTATATCCGGGAAAACCGCCTATCGCCAAAGTATCGGCGCAGTTAACTTGAAAGCAACAGTATGAACGAAGCACAACTAGAAAAAACCCTTGTGGACTTTCTCAGCGAAACGCAGAGCTTCACGAAGCTAAGAGGCAATCGTTACATCATTGCAGGCGACCTGGTTGACCGGGTGCTTATCACCCACGCCATGGAGCGGGCCGGGTATAACAAGCGCCAGGCCGCGCAGATGCTTGGCTGCAACCGCAATACGATTAGAAAGAAGATAAGCGCTTACGGGCTTAAGTTCCCGATGTATGAACAACGCGAAGCCTCTTAGGAGGCTTTTTCTAATTCTTGCACAGTTACACTCACCTCACCCGGCGGAACCTCACCAGGGGCCGCCCAGCGCAGCGTGAGGTGGTGTATAAGACTGTCATCGGTGACAATCCCCCACCGCTTGAGCGTATCTCCCAACGCCTTTTCGGTATTTGATAAATCTCGCTGCCGTTTGTCAGGTCGGGATAAAACCCACTCGCATTTAACTGGCATTGTGAAGCTAACGCGGGGGGTTAGATAGGCGTACTTGTCGGCAGCCGTTATCCATTGCTTGTATCGGCTGCTTTTAACTCTTCCAGCACCTTTTGCGTTGTCAAAGCATGCAGACAATGGCGGCGGGAACGGCATCCGGCCCTTGTAGGTTTTCACACGCAGGAGCTTTCCTTATCCAATTCCAGCAGCACCAGCGCGTTCCATGCCACTGCCCCTAGGTGAGCGTGCCCATGGTCAGCGTCTGCCCACTCCCCTGACAGATAGGCAAACAGGTGACGGGTAAGAGCGTTTCGGTAGCGTTCAAGGTCATCGCACTTGCGCCAGTTGTTGCGCCCGTACTTCTTCGCCCCGTATTCGGCTATGTGGCAGACAACCGCCAGGGCTTTGGCATAGTCGCCCAGGTGAGCGAGAGGTGGTTTGCCTGTGTCGGATTTTCGGAAGGTTGCAGCAGGGGAAACAGGAGCAACAGGTTCATTGTCGGCAGTAGCAAGTTTGGCGCAGATAATCTGGTAGTGGTTATAAGACTTACAAAACGCTTCAGGCTTCAAGTTGCCTTTTGCTGCGTTACATACCCGGCACGAAGCAACCAGATTGTTCATTTTATCGGAACCGCCACGGGACGAAGGGATAAAATGGTCAACGGTCAAGTTGCGGTTTTTGTTTTCGCTTTGCAAAAACAGCTTCACGCCACAATAGGCGCACTTGCGGTCAAACCGTTCAAGAATCTCCGTCTTTTGTTCTTTGGTCGTTTTCACTCATTGGGCTTCTCTTTGGTTACTCTGACCTTATAGGCTTAGGCTTATGGGGTTTAATGCGGGTACTGTTTACCCACTGAAACAAGTGATTGTTGACAATAATAAGGTTACGCTCAATATCAGTTTTCTTCTTACGCATAGGCTCTTCTTCTACCATTTCAACCGCAGGCCAGCGCCGCTTCGCAATGCGTTTTATCTTCTTAGCTCGCTTGAGAAACTTCACTTTGTAACTCCTGGTTGCGTTCCGAAGAATATTGACACCATTCAGAACGCCAGTAAACATAGATTACGTCTAAATATTCCAAATTATGTAACGGTTCAATTTTCCACCTTCTATTCTTATTCCAAATATCCGCCATATCCTTACCAACGGTATTATCAAGAGAAACCATCAAAATTGAAGGGCTAATGACCTTACGCACAATAGCCCATGGCGTTTCCCCTGGTATATGGATTTTTATAGAGTCACCAACTTTCACTCATAGCAGCTTCTCATTGCTAAACATTTTTATCATAGCTTCATAGACTATAATAAGCTTTTCCTGTGGTGTTAACTCTAGCCCATGCTCTTGCATGATTTCTAGGATAATGGCGTCCCAGTTAGTCATGGGCGGCCTCGTAAAACATATCTGGCTGTGCGTAGGCGTCACGGATACGCTGGCAAGCTATTTCAAAATAGTCAGGGTCAAGCTCAATGCCGATAAAACTGCGGTTCATTTTAACGCAGGCTACGCCTGTTGTGCCACTGCCCATAAAGGGATCTAGGATGGTCTTGGCATTAACAAATGTTAAAGTCCACTGCATCAGATCTAAAGGCTTTTCCGTAGGATGTCCGTGATTATTACGTCCCACGGGAAGGGCAATACGCTGAATTGGATAATCGCGGTTAGTCCATGCTAACTCGCATTGCCCCATAGTGGGTACAGCATTTAACTTATCCCACACTAACCAGCATCTGCTAGGATTAAGTGGAAAATAGTTTCCACCCCAAATCACATAATGTTGCGCGCAACCCATCATAAAGTCTAAATCAGGGGCTTCCATATCCCATGCGTTGCCCTCAGATAGTAACGTCCAGTGCCCAGTTCCTTTACCACCTTTCATAACACGACCAATCCCATAAGGCGGGTCGGTTACCACTGCATCAACCTTGCCTATCGTTGGCAGAATGTCTCGGCAATCTCCTTGGTACAGCGTGCAGTTACCGATAATGACCTTTTTCATACATGGCAGACTTCCATTGTTTTTATCGTATCGCAGTAATCTTATCGGTGTTTATCGGCTCTCACCGCCCGCCAGTAGGTTTTTCAGTAGTTGGCGACGTTCCCATACCCCGTTGCCGCAAAACAGTTTCACGTCATCCAGCACCTCGGCAAACGAAGGTTCTTTCTCACCGTGACGCTTCCACCAGCCCAAGGCCCGTTTGATTGCGTAAAGGGGGTAGCGTTCCAGTTCAGAGCACCAACCATCCACCTTAAGCATCATTTGCGTGGCGTCAGTCCGCAGCCCAAAGGGGAACATGGCCAGGAACCCGGCAACTTCTTTCATCAGTTCCGTGGAGCGTGCCACCCCGGAAGGCTGCATCACCAGGTCAAGAACCTGCATTTCAGCGGTAATCGCAGCGCGGGTTTCAGACTTCAAGGTCGGGTAATACACCTTCATTCCGACCGAAGGCCCCACCTTCTGCACGTACTGCATTTCGCCCAGCCAGGAGTCCACCGAGTGCGGCAGCCGTCTTGTCAGGCACTCTTCCGCCAGCTTGGCCGGAACTTCCGGGGGCACGTTCTGCATTGCTACGGCACCAGTTCCGCCAAGTTGCAAGCCAGTCTGACTTTCGCCCTTTAGCCCCTGGGCATCCCCGCCAGTAGTCAACAAAGCGGATAAACGTGCTTTCAATTCGGCCTTGGCTCCACCCAAACTCACGGCTGGCAAAGTTTGCCCACTCATCTGGGCAGATTGGATTGTCGCCAAATTGCGTTGTAATGCTTGTGCCAGCGTCATTGCGTTTTGCTTTCGTTGGTTCCCCCTGGGGGGTAAGGGGGTTAATATCTGTATTTTGTAAATGTAACTGTGACTGTGAATGTGGATGCATTTGCTCTGCATTTGCATTGCAATTGCTCTGCTCTTGCTTATAACGTGATTTGGCTGCTTTTGCCCTTTTTTCACTTATATCTTGAGCCTTTAGCAGTTCTTCGTCAGCACGTGCGCTCCGCCATAAGTCGCCATCACGAGTAAAGTACTCCGCAAGCACAGAGTCACAAGCAGCCTGCTCGTGCTCTGCAAATGCTCTGCAAATGCTATACCGCCGATTGTGTGATATTGGGCGCTTATTGCTGTAATAATACAACAGTAGGCAAAGGTATGCCCCGTGCTCTGCCTGAGATAGGTGAGAAGTTTTAGCTAGGTAGTCCCCCATATAAAAGGGGAACCATATATTGTTGGCCATGGCCTGAACATTCGTTGTGTCACCTGAACATTTATCTGACAGGGGGAAGGCGTTCAGGTACCAATCCCCCATGCCCATAAACTTGCCGCTAACCTATAACGCTTGCAAGCGGTATCTTTGCCACACCGTTGTGCCCCGATAATCACTCTTGCCAATACCTAAAGTCAGTCGCACGCTATAGGTGTTCCAAACCACGGGAGCGCCATCATGAAACTTTTGCCACAGACGCTTGCGGCCCACATGGCTCGCAAGTTTCCGAAATACCACCAGCCGGAACCTATCACGGCCCGACTGGACG